AAAGAAAAGTTGGGATGGATGAGTCCTGTTCAATACAGGCTCCATCTTTTAGCTGCATAAAGAAAAACGAGACGACCGAAGTCGCCTCGTAAAAGTCTAACTTTGAGGGGTCACCTCAAGCATTGGGTCTTTTTTATTTGCAAGAGCGGTGATGCTATAGAAATGTTAAGGCTTTTATATTTCTTGGGATTCAGAAAACGAATCGATTACTGGATTATCGGTGAGTATTGGGTCTCAGGTGACGATGTTCATTACACGAAAAAATACATTAAAAATATTATATTAAAAAGGAGAAATAAATCATGACATTAGAATATGGACCAAGAGGAATATTACAGATTGATAACGCACGACTTATTTGGAAGAATTTTGCAGGAAGGGCATCTCAGTATAACGTCGAAGGTGACAAGAACTTCCGCCTAGTTATCCCTAATGAAGATATGGCTGAAGATTTACGAAGACGTGGATGGAATGTGAAGGAACGCCCACCACGGGATGAAGAAGATTCGCCATTGTATTATTTACCGGTTAAGGTAAAATTCAATGACCGTGGACCAAAAATTTACCTTCGTTCTGGAAAAGCAGTAAACAGATTAAATGATAACACTTGTCAGATTCTTGACAAACTTGAGATTTTATCTTGCGACTTGGATATTCGTCCATACGACTGGGTTACTATGGAAGGAACAAAGTCTGAAAAAAGAGGTCGTGCAGCATATTTATTATCCATGGAAGTCATTCAGGCTCAGGATAGAATTGAAGCTCGTTATGCAGAAGAAGAAGCTCCGGATGACGAGGAATAATTACAGGAGGACATAAAAATGAAGAAAAGAGAATTCATTAGATTAGCTATGATCGGTACGGTAGGATATGTTATTGGTCGTTACACAATGAAAGCAGAGATGCTGTTTGATATGTGTAAATTTGTCATTGATAATCTGAAAACTGACAAAGATTCAAACGACGAAGAAAAATAAGTACACTTTTGAGCTCTGGGTTAAAAACTTAGAGCTCTTTAATTTTATATTTTGAAAGGAGATAGTAACGCATGGGAGATATGTTAGACTGGGCAAAAAGAGAGGTTGAAATTGCCTGTAAAAAAGAAAATCCAAACAGAAAAGAAGGAGAATTTGATTATGGCTGTTCTTGTTATGAAAGAGCACTGAAGGCTTTTAAAAGCTTGTTAGAAGATGGTCATTCTGGCTTTAGCATTAAAATGACACAGGCGATTTTAATACGATTGTTAAATGGGCAGCCACTAACGCCAATTGAGGATACCGAAGATATTTGGTATGTGTGTTCATTATATGAAGACGAAAAAGGTGTTGGCGTATATCAGTGTAAGCGAATGAGTTCGTTATTTAAGCGCATTTATTTTGATGGGACGGTTAAATACTATGATGTTGATAATTCGTATTGTGTCGATATCAACAATCCAAGCAACACGTATTCTTCCGGTTTAGTTAGAAAGCTTATTGATGAGATGTTTCCTATAAAAATGCCATACATGCCTGGAAAACCAATTGCTGTTTATTGTGAAGACTTCTTGACAGATAAAAAGCATGGAGATTTTGATACAGTTGGTGTGTTCTATGCATTGAAAACAGAGAATGGTAAGCAGGATAAAATCGAAATCAATAGATTTTTCAGAGAACCAGAAGGTGATGAAGAGGGTAAATGGACTGAAATATCCAAAGAAGAATATGAAGAGCGTAAGACTAGAAAAATTTCAGGAGGAAAATAAAATGAAAACCGAATCTTTTATGGGACATGATATTGGCTTATACGAGCATAATGGCGAATGTGTATGGGTATTAGAGGATATTTGCAATGCTTTGGAACTGGACTGCAATTTTCCTTTAAATAAAGACGATATAGTTCTGGTCGAAGACAATGGAACGATGATTAGATGCGTTACTGAATTAGGACTTTATCAGCTGTTGCTCCGTAGTAACTGTAAGACATCGCTTAAGTTTCAGAGATGGTCGACTACAGTGATGAAAAAGCTTCGAACAGCAGTTGGACTTAAAGATTATGAAGCAGTTCGAATGATTGACGCCGACATTCAGGAAGATATCGACCATATTTTGGAAACCCTTTATTATGATGAAACGACTGGAAAAATTATGCAGTCTGTAACCATACAAGGTGGAGATGTTGAACAGGTAGAATTTGAAGGATAAGTAGATTGAAAGGAGAAAAGAACGATGAGTAGAGAGTATACGTTTGACACCACATTACGAAAGGTAACTAAAGAGGATGTAGATAATGTGGCTGAAAGATTGATAGATGCAGAACGGATGGTAGTCGGACCAGATTTTTATAATGGCGACTATGTTTTACTTCTTGGAGCTTATGTGGGAATTTATTATTATCCTGGGGCGCGTATACATGGTATTGATATCTGTTGTTCAAACGATATAGTACCAACAAGGATAGTATTGCGACGTCGGAACACTTTGAAGAACACTATCAACTCAGTATACTGTTTGAATTCCGCACTTAGGGATGTACGAAACAAACAGGATTTAATCAAAGACGTTATATTTAATAATCCAGCTACGATTGTGTACTGGGTCGATGGGACTAAGACTGTAGTTAAAGCACATAATGAAAAATTTGACCCGGAAAAAGGACTGGCTATGGCTATTTGTAAACGATTCCTTGGCTCAAATAAATCAGGTTCCAACTTTAATAATATTTTTAAAAAGTGGTTACCGGAGCAGAAGGAGTCTAATTCTGATACAAATATAAAAGACTATGAGAAGAATCTTATGGCATTGTATGGTATACCGCCCAAAGTATTTTATCAACAGGAACGGTTACCTGAGCAGAAGGGGTCTAATTCCAACATAAGGATAGAAGATGATAATAAGAACGAACCGCTTCGTTGGATGACAGTAGCTGAAGTGGCAGAAGAGTTAGGATGCTCTAAAGCATTAGTGCAGGAGGAATGTAGAAAAGGGTTATATCCTGGAGCGTTTAAAGAAAACGGTAAATGGTTGATACCAGTACCACTTCTGGAAGAAAAAAGAGGTAATAAAAATGAGTAGAGCATATGATACTTACTTAGAAGAACACCGGAGTAACGTTCATAAAGCATTTGAGTGGATGTGTGAGCATATTCCGGATATTTTTAAAGACGAAGAAACCAGACAGGCTTGCGAGCATCAGTGTACATATTCACACGACCAGAGTAAATACGACGCCGAAGAATATGCTGCATATGATGCTTATTTTTATGGTGGAAATAAGTCGTATGCGGTCACGCAGGAATTTAATAGAGCATGGCTGCATCATATTCATTGCAATCCTCACCATTGGCAGTATTGGATATTAACAAATGATGACCCAAATCTTGGAGAGTTCGTTCTTGATATTCCATTAAATTATATTATCGAAATGGTGTGTGATTGGTGGAGCTTCTCATGGGCTAGTGGACATCTGGATGAGATTTTTGATTGGTATGAAGAGCATTCTGGTTACATTAAACTCAGCGATGATACAAAAGAAACAGTGGAACACATTCTCGACCTGATAAAACAGAATTTGGAGAAGCACAGTGGCTAAAGAAGCATTTTTAAGAGATTATCAGATTGATGCTGTTAATAAAATGTCGAATGGCTGCATATTGAATGGCGGTGTTGGTTCTGGAAAAAGTCGGACTGGATTGTATTATTATTTTCAAAGAAACGGCGGTAGTAAAATACCAAAGGACGTTTCAATGAAAGGGCGTCCAAAAGATTTATATATTATAACAACGGCTATGAAGCGTGATTCACACGAGTGGGATGGAGAATTGGCAAATTATTTATTGTCTACTAATCCATCCCATAATATGTATTACGGCAATAAAGTAGTGGTTGATTCCTGGAACAATATCACCAAATACACTGACGTAAAGGATGCGTTCTTTATATTTGACGAGGATAGAGTAACTGGATACGGACGATGGGTTAAATCATTCCTATCTATTACAAAGCACAATGAATGGATTATATTATCGGCAACTCCAGGAGATACTTGGGAGCAATATATTCCGGTGTTTATTGCTAATGGGTTCTATAAGAATAAAACCGAGTTTTGCAGAGAACATGTTATATATTCTCGGTATACTAAATGGCCTCAAATTGACAGGTATGTTAATACAGGACGATTGATTCGTCTTCGTAACAAAATACTTGTTGACATGGATTTTAAAAGAACTACAGTTCAACATCACGAGGATATTTACGTATCGTATGATGTGAAAAAGTATAAAGAGGCATTAAAGAATAGATGGGACCCATACAAAAACGAGCCGATACAACAGGCATCCGGTTTATGTTATGTTTTGCGCCGAATAGTAAATGAATCAGAGTCCAGAGTTATCGCATTGTTGGAACTGTTAGAAAAGATACCGAGAGCTATTATATTTTACAACTTTGACTATGAACGTGAAATGCTCATGCATGTGTGCAGTGAAATGGGACAATGCATAGGAAATAGCGAGGATATTTACGAGGTGGCGGAATGGTCTGGTCATGCTCATCAACCAGTGCCAAAATCAAAAAAATGGGTATATTTGGTTCAATACACTGCTGGAGCAGAAGGATGGAACTGTATAGAAACCAACGCAATTATATTCTTCTCCCAGAATTACAGTTATAAAGTTATGACTCAGGCAGCTGGTAGAATTGACAGATTAAATACTCAATTTGTTGATTTATATTATTATCACCTAAAAAGTAGAAGCAGCATAGACGTGGCAATATCAAAGGCATTGCGTGATAAAAAGAAATTCAACGAAAATAGATGGGCTAACAAATCAACGAATAATGAGTATAAACCTCATCAGCTTGTGGCGTAATCGCATATTTTACATCTGCTTTAATGAGAAAACATAAAGGAGGATATAATATGTTTAATTATGAATATGAAATGTCAATGATGTTACAACGAAGACTTAAACCGATTGTGAAAGGCAAGATTTTCGTAAACGTATGCGATGATATTCTTCGAGTTGAGATTACAAATCCGCTTGGGGGGGTATGGTACTATCGTTTAGAAGATTTTGCACGTCATTTAATAATGGGAACAATAAGTATCAATTCGTTGGTGACAACAATTGTCAGGGCATACAAAAAAGATATGTTAAACGGTTATTTAGAACAGGTGTTTTATCAGGATTAGAAGAGTTAAGACTCAACGTTAATAGCGTTGGGTCTTATTCTTTTATATTTAATGGAGGTGACTAAAAATGGAGTACGAATACAAAGAAGTAGATTTTCATACATATTGCGAAACTTGTGAATACAAGAATATAGACGACGTTAAAGACCCATGTAATGACTGTTTGAGTGAGCCGATGAATTTACATTCACGAAAACCGGTTTGTTATAAAGAATCGCGGAACACAACAAAGAAAGGAGAAGACGACAATGACGCAAAAACGGAAAATGAAGAAAAATTGTGAATCTTGTAGATTTCTGGATTTTAGCTGTAAAGAACAAAAATGTTGGCATCGAAAAGGCAAGGCATTACCAAAGGAACGGTACTGTGATAATTGGGAAAGCAGAACAATCGCATTGTCCAGGGACACTTTTGAAAAATGTGAGAAAAATAGAGGAGTAATTTAATGAATAATACAACGAGAATAAAAATCTTATCATACGCGTCCCAGCCAGAAATGGATACAGACTATGATAGTGATGTCGTTGAGTATGAAGGAAAACGATATTTTGTTAGTTTAGCTGACGAACGAGTCGAATTCTTAGGATTAGCAAAGGAGAATAAAGATGGACGAGAGAAAGTTTGATGCTTATATTATAGGACCATTATCGAGACCTGATGATATGAAAAAAGCTGCGTTATATTATCTTAGTCACGATTATTCTGTAAAAATGCTGACAGTTAATACAACTATTGGCGAATGCTTTGAAGATATCGATAGATGTAGCTTTGTGGTAGTTGCTACTGAATCAGGAATTTATGCCTTAACAGAATACTGTGTCGAATACGCAAAAAGGATGGAAAAAGGAATCGTGATATGGAAAGGAGAATCAGAAAATGAGTAAACGGAAGAAAGTAAAAGTTTATCGTGTTCCGCAGTATCTGAGTAAGAGAGTTAATGTTATATGCGTCGACGGTGTTCCTGTGTGTACCGCAAGAGGTAAGAAAATCACAGATAGAATTGTTGCGTCATTAAGCGGTTATGACGTAGATGACATAAACGATGGTCGAATCAGCAAACTCGCTGAGCTTGGATACATAACTGTTGATGAGAAGAAGCCATGCTATGTTTGTGGTAAGCTGACAAACAGGATTGAATATAACTATGAGGCTTATATTTGTAGTAAAAAATGTGAAGACAAGCTGAATGATAAATTAATAACTGCTGAAAAGAGGTGAGATATGAATGATTATGTTAAACATCGACAACTATTGTAATAACTGTAATGAATTTGATGCTGATGTAGAAAAAGATATTGTGGTACTACATAATGACGATAAAAACTTAAATCAGGTATGTAAGTGTAATACTACTATAACTTGTAAACACAGATTCAGATGTCAGAGCATAAGAGGATATTTGGATAGTCAGAAAAACGGAGAGAAAAATGATGAGAGCAGCGTTAAGAAAATTGGTTTTGAGTTTCCGAAAGATTATACGACAAATTCTAGCAGTTCACAGTCCTAGTAATTTGGCCGATGAAAATTTTAAAATTGACATCGATTCTTTTTGTGAAGCATGTGATAAGGAAATAAACGATAGGAGGTAAATATGTTTAAAAAAATAATTTTGGGAGAGAGACAAACTGGCAAATCAACGTATCTGATTAAAAAGTGTAGTGAGGACAATGGTTCGTCAGTCATAGTATGCCCAAATAAACCATTCTGCGATTCAATAATGGACATAGCTAAGCAACAAAAGTGTAATATTCCAATGCCAATCACATTTCGCGATTTTATAGCCGGCGAATATAATCCAGATATCACAAAATTTTATTTCGACGAACTGCAAATCAGTCTTCAAAACTTAGCATGTGGAAGAGAGATAAATACTGTTGTTATTGGCGGAATTGATGAAGGTTCGGATATAGCATTATTGAAAGGAGATAATTCATATGGCACATCTAACAATTGAAGGTAGTATATACGATGGTTTTACAGTACATGGATATTGCGAATGTCATGCTGGTATAAAATTTAATCAGAATTATTGCAGTGTCTGTGGACGGAAAATTGATAATGATTCTCTTGTCGAAGAATTCAACGTCGGTATTAAGGCGTTTAATAAAGCAACGAATGATTGGAGAGAAATGCAAAGTCCAATAAAAGCGTACTCGGATTCAAAACTTTAATGGAGGTGAAAAGATGAGCAATGATATTTCAACCATGTTTACAAAAGACAAACATAAGAAGGCCGGACGTAAAGGATTTTTTGATGGGAAAAGTAGAAAAATAACTGCTATTAGTCCTGCTGCATATGGAGATTATATTATACAAAGCAAAAGGAGAGGTAAGAAAGGAGCAAATTATGACAGAAATTGAAAAGCAAATAGAATCTATGGGATATACGGTTCGTGTGGATGATTATATTAATAACTACGTTGTTTACGAAAATAAGAAAGAAGATCAGGAAGTAATTCTTGAATGGGACGATGAAGACAAATATTGCCTAGTATTTTCACAAACGATATCAAGAGAGAAGACTTGGCTCGGTCACACAAGTCAGATGCCAGCAGCATTAAATATGTGTGAAATGGAGATATTCACTGCTAGACTCAAAGAATTACGAGAGTCGTAACATGAAACTGCTATTTCTCTTTTATATTTTGAAAGGAGATTTGAATGATTAAAGAGTTTTTGAAAGAACACCCATTTTTTAGATTAGAGATAGTATACATTGATGGTTTCTGGGAAAATGGCTGGCGTATAAGATTATATGATGGACCTAACGGCATTATGCTGTTTAATCATAAAATATTAGCTACTGCAATTGAAAATCTCAATGTTGATTTTGAAACGGCAATTATGACACCAATTATAAGTTGGTATGAACAACAGATGGAGGAAAAGAAATGATTAAAGCAAGTGGTTACTTACTTAAATGGGACAGACCGACTGTATGTGGTGTTAAATTTGACAGTAAAATCAAAGTTAGAATACCAAATTTTGTTCCGGTTATTGATTTTGCAAAACCCAAGCCAGTTGGAAATTTTTATTATACTGAACCACCAGAGCATTCTGAACCAATTGGTATGGTGATTTCTCACGATAGAGATGAACACGGAATCAAAGTAGTCATGGATATTGTTTGCGGTAACAAAGAGGAAACTTTGATAGAACTTATGGCAAATAAAGAAGTGTTATGTTCCGGACGTTATACGATTAATAAACTTTCCGAGAAAGATGGTATTACAGTCGCAGACGACATTACGTTAAAATCTGTAGACTTGTATCATGCTCATGATATATTTTGTCCGGTCGATAAAGATTTAACCTTGGAGGTAAAAAGAAATGATTAAAATTGAACATGTTGTATTAGCTTCACCAGAGCAGATGGAATTTATTATTGAAGGAATGCGTAATCCTATGAATTCATGGGAGAATAGTGATAGCAGTTGTGGAAAAGTAACAAGGGCGACCAACGTTCAATGGTCAGACGACTATTTTATTGGAACTAATGACGCTAATCTCATGAAGCGTCTTTCCAACGCAGGTACAGACCATAGAAAATTTATGAGAATGATGCCAGTGTATGTGAGAATCACTGCGCCTTTATATTGGTGGAAGGAGTTTGATACATATAAAGTCGGAACCGTTACAAACTCTTGCAGTACGATGCATAAGATTCAGGAGCATATTCTTACTACTGAAGACTTTAGCTGCGAACATTTATCTCCACACTCAATACAGTTATTGGAAGAGTATATTATGGAAATAAATAAAGCAATTTTATATTTTAAGCAAGAGAAATATATGACCGACTGGTGGCAGATAATTCAGCTTCTTCCGAGCAGCTATAATCAGACTCGGAACGTTATGGTGAATTATGAGGTGCTGGCAAACATTTATAAATCTCGTAAAGACCACAAGCTGGATGAGTGGAGAAAATTCTGTAAGTGGATTGAGGAGCTTCCGTACAGTAAGCTGATTATTGGAGATAAAGAGATAAGAGAATCAAATGATAAGGAGGAATAAATTATGAGTAAGAAACTTGTTGTAAAAATAGAAGACCCAAACGTAAATAAGATAAAGTATACGGATACGGATTTATTTGACCCAGAACCACAAATACCTAATTTATACCTATATGATTGTCCAAATGTGGTCGGACATGTTACACAAAAATTGGGACACAGTGCAACCATGGATGATTTAATAGACGCTTTAGACGTACTGGTTGCATATATCAGCGAAAATGACATTTACTCTTTCGAAGTTGATATTTCAGAAAGAAACAACAGTTTAAGACCAGCAAAAGAAATGTCTATCAAAGATATTGAAAAAGAGCTTGGTTACAAAATCAAAATTGTTTCAGATAAGGGGTGATTACTGTGAGTGATTTGATTATATCAATAGCAGCCATGTTTTGTTCAATTGGCATTTTTGCTTTTATAATACTTGTATACTTCTGTATCCATTATATCGTCGAACACAATCGCAAAAAACGTAAACAACGTAAACAACAGGTATCGTATTATAAAAGATACAGACCATATCCATCAGTAGAGTGTTGTTGTGAAGATTGTATATATTTTACAAATGTTGTACATCATGCTGATGGTAGAAAAGTTGGTTTGTGTGAATTACACAACAGACATATGTATACTTACAGTTTCTGCTTTAGTGCAAAGAAAGGAGATGATGCCGAATGAAACATAAATTAGTACCCGGAAAGGATAAATTGATTTATAAAGCACCTCAGTAACCAGGCCCTCAAATGAGGGTCTTTATATTTTTAATAAATAAAAAGGAGAGATTAATCCATGCAACAAATATATGAATTCAAATCTTTAGAAGGAGTTAGCGTTTCTTTTGTAACTCATACCATACTAAAGTTGATAGGTCGACAGGCGAGTATGGGGATTTCACCATTTAACAAAGATTCTTATGAATTACTAATCGGTGAAAATGTGTTTAACATATTACCAGATGTATTTAAAAATGTCAGAAAATTCTATGGTATTGACATTGTGCGTTTGTCGTATGGTTGTAAAACAAACTGCATAATTTTGGATAAGAAAGACAACAGTAAATTCAAGGATTTATCACCGAAGATTTTTGATACTGTTTATGATGATATTATAAAAGAATTATCCGCAGTGGAAGTAAAGCTTAATGTAGATGCCAAAACCGCTGATATTTGCAAAACCTTATTATCAATATATTATGAAAATCTTGGATGTTCTGGTGCACTCTTAAATTTCAAAGACAACGAGGAAATTTTGATTTCAACAGTAGATGATATCCATGCCGCAACCGATGCGTTGATGCAGGGATACCTGTACTAAAAATTTTGTAAGTGAGGATTATGATGCGTTTACTTTTTAAAAAACTTTTTATAAAAAATAAAACAAGATGCGATATGTGTACTAGTCCATATATGTCAGAAGGAATTGCTTGTAATAGTTGCGTTAATGGCAGTAACTATTATAAAGCTTCGGAGAAAGAATTAGATGAGTATGATGAGAGTATGCGTCAATGGAAGAAAGCGTTAAGCGCTGATTGCAGATAATTATATTTTGAAAGGATGTGATGAATGTTGTTTTGGCTTATCATGATGATAGTGTGTGGATATTTACTTATAGGCGTTGTGTATGTTGGAAAGTGTTCAACTACAAAAAAATATGAAGACGTAAGCGAGTGGGATATTATCTTATGGCCTATAGATATTATTGTTACTATTGCGTGTCTTATTATATTTAGTTTAATTGAAATTTGTAGTGCTATTAAAAAACACATTATAATAAGGAAGAAAAGGAGATAAAAAATGATTAAAAATTATAAAGTAATCACTCTATGCGGTAGCACAAAATTTAAAGCTGAATTTATGAAAGTACAAAAAGAACTTACATTAAAAGGATACATTGTGATTTCAGTTGGATGCTTTGGACATTCTGGCGATGTAGTTACAGACGAGCAGAAGATTATGCTTGATAATATGCATAAGAGAAAAATTGATATGGCAGATGAAATTTTTGTGATTAATGTTGGCGGGTATATTGGCGAATCGACAAAGTCAGAAATTGAATATGCTAAATCACATAACAAGAAAGTAAATTATCTTGTTGATATTAATAGATAAATATAAAACCATTATTTTATTAAAAAACACATTATAATAAGGAAGAAAAGGAGATAAAAAATGAATCTTAGTGTTAGTGAATTTATTACAATCGTAGCTTTTATATTACTTGGATATATCTGTATCTATTCTATTGTTGAACGCATTTGTAAATGTATTGAGCATAAAGCTATTGCAGAATCATATGCTAAATTCAACGAAGGGATGGTTAAGTATGAGCAGAGCGGAAATGCGAAGAGCAGTAAAACAGAAAAGTAAAACGGCTACATATAATCTGACAGAAGAACAGATTGATATTTTGGTAAAAGAAAAACTGGCGGCATACACAAAAAAAATTAAAAAAGAAGCTGCTGAAGAAGCTATAAACACTGCAATGATATTATTGCTCACTTTGCCATTAGAGGTTTTGATGGACTTCTATTGGAAAAAATCTTATGCTAAAAAGATACCAGAATTTACAGAACATGTACTGGATTATTATAGCAGGTGGGAAAATGGTGAGCTCGATATGGAAAAATTGCAGGAAGATTTGTGGACTTATGGTGGTGTTAAATTAGAGAAAACCACCTAAAGCCATCGATATTTTAAGAGGATTGGCACACGCTAGTCCTCTTATTTTTGACCATTTTACAGTTGAAAAAGTGGGCTTTGGTCATTTTTATTTTGGATTTTGGAGGCGAAATCACTGTGAAAAATTGATTTTGGTCAAAAAAAGTGGGTTTTTGCCCACTTTTAAAAACAAAATTGACCACGAAAAAACCCAGTATTTATGCGGGTTTGCGGGTTTTTTGCCCACTTTCCCACTTTTTCTTTAATTTAATTGTGATAGAAAAATTAAAAATATATATAGCTGAGAAGAAAAAGTGGGTTTTTGGACAAATAGTCATTAAAGGAGGGTTTGTAAGAGTGAATATATACGATACAAAACGAAGCGGCGTTCCGGTGCAAATAATTGAGACTGGAGAAATATTCAATTCGATTCAGGCATGTGCAGACAAACTCGGAGTCGGTGCATCATGGGTCAACGCAGTAACAAATAGTCATACAAATGTTTGTACGTGTCATGGTTATCATATTATTCGATTAGATAGTGATAGTTATATTTCAAAAAAGAAACATGTCGGACGTCCGAGCATACCTGTTCGTATACCAGAGACAGGAAAACAATATTCGTCAATAACTGAGTGTGCAAAAGCAGTTAACGGAAGCACCGGCGCAATAAGCGAAATCTTATGCAAGAAAGGAGTTAGAAAAACACACAAAGGTTTTCATTATGAATACGCAGCATCATCTAATAGTATGTGAGAAAAAGATTAGATGCGGAAATAACATGGACTTTTATAGGAGAGAGATGGTGATTTGCCTTTTAACGACATATCATTGTCTTTTTTGTTTTGTTCTTGGTGAAGTAGAAAGGAGTTACATCATGAGAGAAAGCAAATTCCAGGCTAATTTAAAAAAGAAGCTGAAGTCCATGTTTCCAGGTTGCATCGTAACAAAGATGGATCCTACTGATATTCAGGGGATGCCAGACCTTCTTATTCTTTATAAGAACAAGTGGGCAACATTGGAACTCAAACGTAGCAGAAATGCTACTCATCAACCCAATCAGGATTATTACGTTGACAAGATGAATGAGATGTCATTTTCACGATTTATATTTCCTGAGAACGAAGAGGAGGTACTACATGAACTTCAACAATCATTGGAATCTTGATGGAACACATGCACCATTTAGTGCAAGTCAGTCGTCATGGCTTAGATATTCTGACGATAAACTACTTAGCGTGTTTCACAATTTAAAAGCAAAAGAGCGAGGTACAAGATTACACGAATGGGCAAAAGAAACGATTCTTTTAGGAATCAAGCAATCTCGTTCAAACAAAACCATTTGTGCATATGTAAATGATGCCATTGGTTTTAAAATGCAACCAGAAGTTGTTCTTAGATATTCTGATTATTTTTTCGGAACAGCTGACGCTATATCATTTAAAAATGGTATGCTTAGAATTCATGACTTGAAGACTGGAAAGTCTGGTCATATGGAACAGTTATATGTTTATGCAGCTTTATTCTGTCTCGAGTATGACGTCAAACCTGGTGATATTACCATCGAGTGTCGTCTTTATATCGAAGACACGGTAGAAGTTGAGCGACCAACAGCAGAAGTTATTGTACCAATCATGGATAAGATTGTATATTTCAACGAACTACTGGAAAAAGAAGCTAAAAAAGGAGCGTAATTATTATGACTATAGCCGAAGAAATAAAAAGTTATATTGGGTCAGCTTCAATGACCGATGAAGAATATCTTGCACATTATGGTATGCCACGACGTTCTGGTCGTTATCCTTGGGGGTCCGGTAAAGAACCATTTCAATCCAGCAGAGACTTTATTGGTCGAGTTGAAGAAATGCGACGTTCGGGATTCACCTATACCGATGAAGATGGAAAGACTTGGAGTGGAGATAATGCCATTGCTAAATCATTAGGATACAATTCTACTGATTTCAGAACTATCTATTCCATAGCTAAAGATGAGCGGCGAGCTTATGACGTTGCTAGAGCTAAGTCATTACAGAAAGATGGTTTGAATCCGTCTGAAATTGGAAGAAAAATGGGTAAGCGAGAATCCACCATTAGAGAATTATTATCCAATAAAGATGCTGAGTATCGTATGAATCAGTCTCGTGCAACTGCTGATTTTCTTAAGAAACAGGTTGATGAAAAGGGCATGATAGACGTTGGTCATGGTGTTGAAAGAGAATTACAAATTTCAAAAGAGAAACTTGATCAGGCATTGTTTATGTTACAGGCAGAAGGTGGATATGAAGTTTATGGTGGTAGATTTGCACAGGTAACAAATAAAGGACAGATGACAACCCAAAAAGTTTTATGTCTTCCTGGTACACCACATAACGCAATATACGACTTTGATAAAGTGAAAACCATTACGGATTATACATCTCGAGACGATGGTTCTACTTTTGAAAAAAAATTTCATTATCCAGAAAGTCTTAGTTCAAAGCGACTTGCTATTCGTTACGCTGAAGATGGCGGAACTGCACAGGATGGAGTTATCGAATTGAGAAGAAATGTTCCAGACCTTTCGCTTGGTGAATCACATTATTCTCAGGTTAGAATTATGGTCGATGGAACGCATTATTTAAAAGGTATGGCAGTATATTCTGACAACATGCCTGATGGTGTAGATGTTATATTTAACACCAATAAAAAGAAAGGTACACCAGCATTAGGACCGGATGGACATACTGTATTAAAACTTATAAAGAAAGACCCGGATAATCCTTTCGGTTCAACAATAAAAGATGCCGACCAGGGCGGACAGTATTGGTATGAAGACCCGAAAACCGGAAAGAAAAAATTAGGTTTGATTAATAAGCGTTCTGATGAAGGTGATTGGTCTGAATGGAAAGATGCGTTACCATCCCAGTTCTTATCAAAACAGTCAAAAGAGCTTGCGAAGAAACAGCTTAATATAGCTTACGAAGATAAAAAAGCTGAATTAGCTGAAATTATGGCTTTGGAAAACCCAACAGTTAAGAAATATTATCTTAACAAGTTTGCGCAGAGTTGTGATTCGTCGGCTGTTCATTTGCAGGCAGCCGCATTACCAGGACAGAAGTATCACACCATATTACCTGTAAATTCTTTGAAAGAGAATGAAATATATGCACCTGGATATGAGAATGGTCAAAAGTTGGCACTTGTTCGATTTCCACATGGCGGCACGTTTGAAATACCAATTCTTACCGTTAATAATAAAAACACAGACGGTACAAAACGAATCGGTAAAACATCAATGGATGCAGTTGGAATAAATCATAAAGTTGCTGAACGGCTGTCCGGTGCAGACTTTGATGGAGATACAGTAATGTGTATTCCGACGCATGACAAAGCGGGTAAAGTGAAAATCATATCCACAGACCCATTAAAAGGCTTAGAAGGATTTGACCCTAAGTTGAATTATGGTGGGGAAGCAAAGATAGGTTCAGATGGAAAAACCCACTATTACCGTAATGGTAGAGAGTATCGGATTATGAAAAAAACAGATACTGAAATGGGTAAGATTTCAAACCTTATTACCGATATGACATTACTTGGAGCTGACGAAGATAAAATAGCAAGAGCTGTACGGCACTCTATGGTTGTTATAGATGCTGAGAAGCATAAGTTGGACTACAAACAGAGTGAGATTGATAATAATATCATAGCACTTAAGAAAGAGTATCAGGGTAAAGCAACCGGAGGAGCTACCACTATTATATCTAAGGCGAAGGGCGAGTATGACGTAGATAAAAGACAGGGTACCCCTAAGATTAACATGCCTGGTAAAGAGTGGTATGACCCATCACGCCCAAATGGAGCCCTTATATATAAGAGGGCAGATGATGCTGACTATACCATAACACAGATAGATAAGAAGGGTAGACCTGTTACAGTAGTCAAGACCAGAAAACAGAAGAGTACCAAAATGGCAGAAACAGATGATGCATATACCCTGATATCCAAGCATAGACACCCTATGGAGCTGGTTTATGCAGAGTATGCCAATGAGATGAAGCAGCTGGCTAATGAAGCCAGAGTTAATATGGTCACTACTGGTAAGATTGCTTATAACCGTGAGGCTAAAAGAAAGTATGAACCGGAAGTAAAGAGTTTGATGAACAAACTTAATACTGCTGAACTCAATATCGTTAGAGAACGAGCTGCTAACAGAATGGCAAGTGCAGAAGTAGCTAAGAAATTAGAAGCTAATCCTAAGATGAAGAGTAAAGATGTAACAAAAGCTGGTCAACAGGCACTTACAAAGTATCGTCAAGAAGTAGATTCTGTATCAAGAAAAGATAGAAATATTGTAATTACAGACAATGAATGGAAAGCCATCCAATCTGGTGCAATCAGTGAAACTATTTTAAAACGTATACTTAATAATTCTGACCCAGCTACACTTAGAGAAAGAGCAATGCCGAAAACTTCAAGAACTGTAACTGAAGCAACTCAAAACAGAATTAAAGCAATGTCAGCTTCTTATACAATTGCTCAGATTGCAGACAAACTTGGATTATCGACATCGACTGTATCTAAGTATTTGAAAGGAGGAAAGTAAATGAGCGATTGCAGATTAACAACATTCGACAATCCTTACAATCCTTTCACCCAATTTAGTGAATGGTTGCTGTTTGACAATGAACATGATTATTATACAGTTAATAAACTGGCAAGATTATGTGAGGATTCGGATGATATGACAGAAAAAGAGATAGAAGAAGAGCATGAACGTGTAATTGATGAGATTATAGACAATGATGCCCTTAATATCTACAAAAAAGTCTATCGAAATGATGACACAGAGCAGTAAAATTCATACCATGCCGTAGATGAAGCGAAAAGACATAGAGGGGGGTCTCAAAAACAGCACCCCCTCCCATCATCGCGGCGGTCTTTGATATTTCCCCGGAGGGAATTTTCTGAAAAAACATTTCTATTAGATATTTCTTAGATGGGCTTATGAGCCTTCCTTTCCACAGTGTAGTATTGCATTTTTTAGAATTTAACCTGGCGTTAATAACTCCTTTCTCAATACAAAACTCATTCATAAGTCCATCTAAGTGGTATCTAAGTCACACATAAGTGTGGTTTTCAGTATGCAATTAAATAGAAGGAGGTGGCAAGGATGGCTAAAAGTAAAGTAGCAGGTTCTAATAAAACAATGCGACCAGCTTTGACGCCTGAAGCTAGAGATAATCAACTTATATTTTTGGCAACAGACCTTGCCGAAAGACAGCTGAGAGAGGGAACCGCATCTTCTCAGGTTATAACTCACTATTTAAAGCTCTGTGCTACACGAGAAAAAGAACAACTTGAAATAGAAAGATTACGAGAAGAAAATAAGTTGCTTAAAGCAAAAACAGAAGCATTGCAGTCTCAGAAGAATAGCGAGGAGCTTTATGCAAATGCTATTAAAGCGATGAGACAATATTCAGGACATGGCGATGAAATTGATGAAGGTGATGAAGACGATGAAGACAATTATTAGAACATACTCCGAATTAATTACATTACCTACTTTCATGGAGCGTTATAAATATTTGCGAATAGGTGGAACAGTTGGCGCCGATACATTCGGATTCGATAGATACTTGAATCAGGCGTTCTATAAATCTGAAGAATGGAAATCAATCAGAAGGCACGTCATTATTCGAGATTGCGGGTGTGATTTAGGAATTGAAGGACGTGAAATACATGAGCGAATTTTAATACATCATATTAATCCAATATCAGAAGAAGATATTTTAGATAGAAGTGATTATTTACTAAATCCAGAGTATCTAATTTCAACATCGCATAGAACCCATAATGCAATACATTACGGCGATGATAGCATCTTGATTGACGTGCCGCTTGAAAGAAGAAAAAATGACACTTGTCCATGGAAACATTAAAGGAGGTGTGAACTATGGATGACAGTATACTTAATACAATCAAAAAATTGATTGGCATGTCAGAAAGTAATACTCAGTTCGACATTGATGTTATTACCGGAATAAACACAACGTTAATGATACTTAATAGACTTGGCGTTGGTAATAAAGGTTTTAAAATCACTGGCGATTCTGAAACGTGGGGGGACTTACTTTCAGATAATGATGATTTAGAGGCAGTTAAGACATACATACATTTAAAGGTGAAACTTCTTGTGGACCCGCCACTAAGTTCGACTGTGATGGATTGCATGAAACAAATGATTGCCGAATTAGAGTGGCGAATAAATGAAGTAGCAGAGTCGAACTTATAAAGGAGGTGTTTTATAAAATGAGTAACGATGAATTAATGCATCATGGTATTATCGGAATGAAGTGGGGTGTTCGTCGATTTCAAAATAAAGACGGAAGTCTTACATATGCAGGTAAAAAGAGAGCTCTTAGTATGCAGGAGCAGTATACAGAGTTTTCTAAAAATAAGAAATATCGTGATAAAGACGGTAACCTCACATATGCTGGTCGGAAGAAAGCGTTAAAGATGAAAGAAGAATATTCTCAGTTGACTGGCGGAAAACAGTTGAGAAAACTTCAGGAAGCATCAAAGTCTGGTAACGATTTAAAAAATAAAAAAATTAGTGAGATGTCTAATGCTGAGATAAGAGACAAAATTACCAGACTACAATTAGAAGGACAATTGAAGAGTATTTCAGCTAGCGAAAAAACAACTGGTCAGAAATTTGTTGACAGCTTGAAAGATTCTGCGTCTTCCATAATAAAAACCAAAGGTACACAAATAGTTGGAGATTTAATTGATAAAAAAGTGCGTGAAATGCTCGGATTGTCAAATAACAACAGTTTAAAAAAGCAGGCTGAAGATGCTGAAAATCGATTTAAGATAGCTAGCAATAATAGAAAGCTGTCTAAATTGAATGCTGAAATTTCTGGAGAGAAAAAAGCGGCAGCACAGAAAGCCGTTGATGATTATATCAAAAAAACCGCAACCAATTCTGCAACCTCTGGAACGTATCGGAAATCTGGAGAAGGAATTTTTGATAGTAAAATTTCAACCGGTAAGCCAAGTTATAACCGACTACAGTTAGAAGACCACAGTAAACAAAATACGTCGTGGCATGGAACTGTAGAAGGTGCTGGTACCAGCAGATACAATCCACCAAGTGGTCCAATTATTGATGCTACAAATATTCGAGAGCTAAATCCTCGTCAGATTGAGATTGGGCAAAACTATGTAGCAGGATTGTTGGAAGATAAAAAGAGAAAGTGGTGACGTGAATTATGAGCTTATTGAATACTGCCACTCCGAAGTATTATGGTAAATTTCGAGAAGCTGTAATTCGAGGAGAGATACCAGTATGTCATGAAATCGAAATGGAAATGAATCGAATAGATGCAATGATAAAGAATCCTGGAATTTGGTACGATGACCAAGCAATCCAGGGTTTTATTGATTATTGTGAGAACGAGCTTACATTAACCAACGGAGAAAATTTACATTTACTTGATTCATTTAAACTATGGTCGGAGCAAATATTCGGATGGTACTATTTTGTTGAAAGAACCATTTATGAACCATCACCAGATGGTCATGGCGGTCGTTACGTAACAAAAACGATACGAAAGCGCATGATTAGAAAACAGTATCTTATAGTAGCCAGAGGAGCTGCTAAATCTATGTACGCATCTTGTCTTCATAGCTATTTCTTAAATGTAGACACATCAACTACCCATCAAGTTACAACTGCACCAACAATGCCTCAGGCAGAAGAAGTTATGTCACCGATTAGAACATCTATAACCAGAGCTAGAGGACCGTTGTTCAAATTCCTTACTGATGGTTCCTTACAGAATACAACCGGTTCAACAGCAAATCGTGTGAAGTTGGCGAGCACTAAAAAGGGCATCCAAAATTTCTTAACCGGCTCATTACTAGAAGTTCGACCAATGTCAATCGATAAATTGCAAGGTCTGCGAGTAAAACTTGCTACAGTTGATGAATGGTTATCTGGAGATATACGAGAGGATGTAATTGGTGCTTTAGAGCAGGGCGCTTCAAAAGAGCAGGGCGGCGGAACGAACGACGATTACCTCATAGTAGCAATTAGCTCGGAAGGTACTGTTCGTAATGGCTCCGGCGATACAATCAAAATGGAATTAATGAAGATTCTCAAAGGTGAATATGATGCACCGCATACATCTATTTGGTGGTATAAGCTTGATTCCATTGACGAAGTTGGAAATCCTGACATGTGGCCAAAAGCAAATCCAAATCTCGGACATACAGTTAGTTATGAGACTTATCAGTTAGACGTTGAAAGAGCCGAAAATAATCCAGCTCAAAGAAACGATATTCTAGCAAAACGATTTGGCATTCCAATGGAAGGTTATACTTATTACTTTACGTATGAAGAGACACTTCCGCACGAAACAACACATGATTATTGGGGATTACCATGTTCTATGGGTGGGGATTTATCACAGGGTGATGATTTCTGCTCATTTGTATTTATGTTTCCTTTATCCAACGGCGAATTTGGTATAAGGACAAGAAATTACATATCAGAGCTAACCTTGCATAAATTACCATCGGCTATGCGAGCAAAATATGACGAATTTATAGCAGAAGGTAGCGTGATTGTTATGCCTGGAACCGTGCTGGATATGATGGATGTATATGATGACCTTGATGAATATATATCGAAATCAGAATACGATGTTCGTTGCTTTGGATTCGACCCGTATAACGCCAAAGAATTTGTAGAGCGTTGGGCTCGAGAGAATGGCAGTTATGGTATCGAAAAAGTCATTCAGGGTTCTAAAACAGAGTCTGTACCACTGGGAGAATTAAAAAAACTTTCTGAAGAAAGAATGTTGGTATTTGATGAAAAGCTTATGACATTCACAATGGGTAATTGTATTGTCATGGAGGATACAAATGGAAACCGTAAATTACTTAAAAAGCGATATGAAGCAAAAATCGATGCAGTCGCTGCTATGATGGATGCTTTCGTTGCTTTTAAATTGAACAGAGAAATGTTCGAATAAAGGTAGGTGAAAATTAAATAATGGAGATGAGTATTGGTTCCAGGCTTAAACATGCCTGGAATGCTTTTATTACGAACCGGGACCCAACACGATATATTCAGTCGCTTGGCCCCGGTTTTTCTTCGCGTCCAGATAGACCAAGGCTATCGAGAGGTAATGAACGTACAATTGTTACTTCCATATACAATCGAATAGCTTTAGACGTTGCAGGTATATCTATCAAACATTGTCGATTAGATGATAACGGTAGATACGTTTCCGAAGTGAATTCCGGATTAAATAATTGCTTAAATCTCGAAGCAAATATTGACCAGACTGGACGTGCATTTATACAGGACGTTGTTTTATCAATGTTTGATGAAGGATGCGTTGCTATAGTTCCGGTTGATACAACATTAAATCCAAAAGATACAAACTCTTACGATATTCAGACTATGCGAACTGGAAAAATCGTTGAGTGGTACAAGCATGACATCAAAGTTCAAATTTATAACGACAAAATAGGCGAAAAACAAGAAATTATTTTGCCTAAAAACCAGGTGGCTATTGTTGAGAATCCACTATACGCAGTTATTAATGAGCCAAATGCAACAATGCAGCGACTTATTAAAAAACTACGGCTGTTAGATGTAAGTGATGAGCGAACTTTGTCAGGAAAGTTGGACTTAATTATACAGCTTCCTTATTCAACAAGGACTGATGTAAAGAAGGAACAGGCTGAACGTCGTAGAGAGGCTCTTGAATCTCAGCTGGTAGATAGCAAGTATGGCATTGCTTATGCCGATGCAACTGAAAAAATTGTCCAGTTAAATCGTTCAGTTGAAAACAATCTCATGAGTCAGATTGAGTATCTTACTAACCAACTTTATAGTCAGTTGGGATTAACCCAATCGGTAATGGATGGAACCGCTGATGAAAAAACAATGCTCAATTATAACAATCGAACGATTGAAACAATAATTGCGGCTATTGTTGATGAAATGAAACGAAAGTTTCTGACAAAGACAGCTAGAACAAAGGGACAATCCATCATGTATTTCAAAGACCCATTCAAGCTTGTACCGGTAAACGATATTGCGGAGATTGCTGATAAGTTTACTCGCAACGAGATTATGACGTCTAACGAAATTAGACAAATTGTTGGTATGAAACCATCTAGCGACCCTAAGGCAGATGAGCTTGTGAATAGTAACATCAGTCAGCCAGAGCAGAGATTAGATGGTGAATTAAATAAAGATTTAGAAGAAGGAGGAGACGGTCAAAATGGATAATTACGATTTTGGCGGATGGGCAACCAGAAATGACCTGCTTTGTGGCGATGGTCGGACTATTCGTAAAGATGCTTTTGCTGAAAATAACGGATGCACAGTTCCACTGATTTGGAATCATGATCACAACAACCCTGATGCAGTATTAGGACATGCCATTCTTGAGAATCGAGATGATGGTGTATATGCCTATGGCGTATTTAATGATACCGAGCAGGGGCAGACAGCAAAAGAGTTAGTGCAGCATGGAGATGTTAGTTCCTTATCAATCTGGGCTAATCAGCTTAAGCAGATTGGTAATGATGTTATTCACGGCAATATTCGGGAATTAAGTCTCGTTTTAGCCGGAGCAAATCCAGGCGCTTATGTTGACTTTGTAATGGCTCATGGGGCAGATGAAGAAGATACTCTTTACGCTTGTTATTACGAAAATATTATGCTCTATCACTCAGATGAGCCACGAGATGAGCAGAAAGGAGAATCAAAGTTGGGCGGAGATCAAGAAAAAGAAAAAGAAAAAGCAGAAGAGAAAAAGTCTGAAGATAACAAAACTGATGATGAAAAAACCATGCAGGACGTTATCAACACCATGACTGAAGAACAGAAGGACGTAATGTTTGCGTTAGTTGCTAGAGCCATGGAAGACAAAGAAACTGATGGCGAACCAAAAGAAGATGCCACAAAAGATGGTGAGCCAGTAAAACATAACTCAGAAGGAGGAGAAGTAATGAAATATAACGTATTTGATAACAAAGATGAAAAAAAAAACGGAAATGTGCTTAGCCATTCAGATGAACAGGCTATTCTTGCATTAGCAAAACAGTCTAATGTTGGAAGTTTACAGATGGCAATGCAGATTTATGCAGAAGAGCATTCTGATACTTTAGCACATGGCGTATTTGGCGATGATACAGAATCATTGTTCCCAGAGTACGAACTCATTAAGAAAGGTGCACCAGATACTCTCGAAAGAGACCAGAGCTGGGTTGCTGGTGCTATGGCAAAGATTTCCAAATCACCAATTTCTCGTATCCGTACAAGACAGGCTGATGCAAGAATTGCAGAATTAAAAGCCAAAGGCTATCAGAAGAAAGGTGATTACAAGCGTGATTCTGTTGCCATCAAGCTGATTAGTAGAACCACAGACCCACAGTCAGTATTTATTAAAGATGATATGCATAGAGATGACATTGTCGATATCACTGATTTCGATGTTGTAGCATATCAGTGGTCCATCATGCGTCATACTCTCGATGAAACATTGGTACTTGCTGCACTTGTAGGTGATGGTCGTGATGAGGGTGACCCGGATAAAATTCATGAAGATCATATCCGTTCTATCTGGAATGATGATGATATGTATTGTATTCATCAGGATGTCGATTTCAAAGCAGCTGCAACTAAACTTCAGGGCTCTGATACAGGTAAACACTTTAGTGAAAATTATATCAAATCTGAAGCAATGGTTGAGGCATCACTGTACAGTCGTGAAAAATTCAAAGGGTCTGGAACTCCAGATTTATACTGCACACCGCACTTGTTAAATGTTATGTTACTTGCTCGTGACTTGAATGGACGTCGCATTTACGATTCCAAAGCTGACCTTGCAAAAGCATTGAATGTTAATGAGATCATCACAGTTGAACAGTTTACAGGTCTTCAGAGAACAACCGGTACTGGTGAGAAGAAGAACCTTCTTGGAATCTTTGTAAATCTGGCTGATTATAAGTTTGGTGCAACAAAAGGTGGCGAAGTAACCAGATTTGAAGATTTTGATATGGACTTCAACAGATTCAAATATATGCTTGAGACACGTTTATCAGGTGCACTTACAAATCTCTACTCTGCAATTGCTCTTGAAGAGCCAGCTGAGTAATAGATGATAAAGGAGGAAACAAACGATGGATAGAATTTTTCACCATGATGACACAATGTATGAAGCAGCAACAAAAATCTATGCAAAGACTGATGGCTATGCTTATTTAGAAGCCGATTACAAAACAAAAGTTCCGGCTGATGTATTAGAAGATTTATTTGTCAGAGGATTGATCATCGTAGATGCTGGAGTTATGTATAAGCCTGTTAGCCTTAAGATTGCAAGTAAAGTTGCGACTGTTACTTATGTTAAAACAAACAGCTCTACAGCAACAACTGCTGATTTAGCAACTGTTAAATCTGCTTAATTTAAGGAGAAATCAAAATGGCAAAATGGTTTGGAAAAATAGGTTATGAAATCATAACACAGACAGAACCAGGTATATGGGCGGCAGGCGACATAGTTGAACGTGAGTATTATGGTGATATCACTAGCGACCATTGGCGTCGTCAGAATTCAGGAGAAATTAACGATAACGTAACACTCTCAAATGTCGTTAGCATTATCCCCGACCAATTTGCTTATGAGAATTATTCTAATATGGCGTATGTAGAAATCATGGGCGCTAAATGGAAAATCAGTGATATTGAAATTCAGAACCCAAGATTAATATTAACGGTTGGGGGTGTATACAATGGCTAGCAGGCTATCACTGCACAATAAACTCATCGAGTTATTAGGAAATGAAAATGTGTATTACAAACCCCCAAATACGTTAAAGATGCAATACCCAGCAATTAAATATTCGAGAATTAGAGGGAAGAGCTTACACGCAGACGATGCGAAGTACGCTCTTTTTGATTGCTATGAAATAGTCGTGATTTCAAAAACTCAAGATAATCCGGTAATAGAAAAAATTTTGGAATTACCTTATTCGTCTTATGACAGGCATTATAACTCGGATAATTTGAATCACGACGTATTGACACTATATAACACATTTAAGGAGGAATCATAACATGGCATTAGGAAGAAAATTAGTATGGGATGCTATTGGTACAAGAGAATATGAAACTGGTACCAAAGATGTAGTATTATTCGTCCAGAATTCCAGCGGCGCATATAGTAATGGTGTTGCTTGGAGCGGATGTACTGGTGTTTCTGAAAATCCATCCGGAGCAGAATCAACTAAGATATACGCTGATGATATCGCATATCTTAATCTTATTTCAGCAGAGGAATTTGCAGCAACAATTACTGCATATATGTATCCACCAGAATTTGACGAATGCAACGGTGTGGCTTCTATCGCAAAAGGAGTAAGTATTGGACAGCAGAGTCGTAGACCATTCGGACTGGCTTACACAACAACCATTGGCAATGACACCGATAATACGGATTACGGTTACAAAATCCATTTGGTTTACAATGGAACAGCTGCTGTATCCAATAAAGAATACAAATCAATTAACAACGATCCAGATGCAATCGAATTCTCTTTCGATATCAGCACAACACCGGTTAAGATTGATGGTTATAAGCCTACAGCAACTCTTGTTATCAATAGTACAGTTGTCGACGCCAAGAAGCTTAAAGAGTTTGAAGAGATTCTTTATGGTAAAGACCCAGAGCTTCTTAAAGAATCACCAGCAGATTGGTCTACAAACTGGAAAAACTATGTTGAGAAAAAAGCTGGTGAGTATGTATTAATTGATTCAGTAACAGCACCAGAATTCGAAACGGGTAAATACTATGCTCCAGGAGTAGAATCCAGATTAATGCTTCCTGATGAAGTAGCAGCTTTCTTTGCTGAAGGCTAATAAAAATTAAATATCGATCATCTTATTGAGCCCTCTAAAATATGGGGGCTCTTTTTTTTTATTAATGAAAGGAGAACAAAAATTATGTTAAAGAAAACAATTAAATACGTAGATTATGATGGACGCGAAAGAGAAGATGACTTCTACTTTAATCTTAACAAAGCAGAGATTACAGAAATGCAGATGAGTACCCAGGGCGGTTTTGCTGAGTACATTCAGAAAATTATCAAGGCACAGGATGATGCGACACTTATCGCATTATTCAAAGACCTTATTCTTAAGGCGTATGGCGAGAAGAGTGCAGACGGTAAGCATTTCAAGAAATCAGAAGAACTGAGAGATGAATTCATGAGCAGCGCCGCTTTTCCAGAATTATTCATGGAGTTAGCAACAGATGCAGATTCAGCATCTAAATTCATTAATGGAATTATTCCTGCTGACCTCGCAGCTGAAGCAGCTAAAGAAGCAGAGAAAAGTGGACTTCTGCCAGTATCATAAAAACACAAAGTAGGTGACAACAGATATGCTCACGATAGAAATTCCAGAGCAGGTGGATGAATGCTGGGATGAAGAAAATGATGAGTTTTTGTATACAACAATTGCGCCACCAGAAACTATTACATTAGAGCATTCCTTAGTCGCTATTTCATTGTGGGAGTCAAAATGGAATAAACCATTTCTTGATTCTAAAGAAAAAACAGATGAAGAGTTCTTAGATTATATAAAATGCATGACTCTAACTCCTGTATCCGATGATGTAATGAAGAGATTAACAACTCAAAATATTAAACAGATAATAGATTATATACAAGCTCCGATGACTGCAACAACTTTTGCCGATGATAAGAAACATCATCTTAACAAAGATATTGTTACTTCGGAGCTTATCTATTATTGGATGGTTGAATTACACATTCCACCAGAATTTGAGAGATGGCATATAAAACGACTACTCACTTTGATTAGAATTTGCGAAGTAAAACGGACACCTGCTAAGAAAATGAGTCAGAAAGAAACAATGGCTCAATATGCAGCTTTAAACAATGCACGTAGAAAGAAATATCATTCACGGGGTTAATTTCAATCCCGGAAAGGAGAACATATGGGAACATATAACATTCATGCTGGTCACTCATTGATTTGCCGAGGCGCAAGTAAGTATCTCGATGAAGTAAATGAAGACCGACAGGTAAAAGACAAGGTAATTTCACTTCTTCGCGAAGCTGGAAATACCGTATATGATTGCACAGATTCTGATGGGACTACTCAGAAAGAGAATTTGAGTAATATTGTAAAAAAGTGTAACAGTCACACAGTTGACTTAGATGTAAGTATTCATTTGAATTCAGCACAGACACCAGACACTGGAACCGGTGTTGAGGTTTGGGTGTATAGCGAAGAAAATTCTGAAGTTGCATCACGAATCGCTGACGAAGTATCAAAAGCACTTGGACTTACAAATCGTGGTGTAAAAGAATCTACGGCTCTGTATGTATTAAAGCATACTAAGGCTAAGGCGGTGTTAGTTGAGTGTTGCTTTGTAGATTCACAGAAAGATGCGGCAGCATGGAACACCGACAAATGTGCAAGAGCAATTGTTAACGGTATTCTTGGTACGGTTGACGAGGTACATGACGTAAAAGTAGTTCAGAGTACATATCCGCCTAAAGGCGAAACATGCAAACCGTCAAAGAGCAATGCGAACTTCGAAGTTCGTGTAAACATTCCAAATTTAAGAATTCGTAAGGGACCCGGAACAAATACCGCATGGACAGGTAAGTACACCAAAAAAGGAGTATTTACAATTGTTGAGGTTTCAGAAGGAGTCGGTTCTGTTAAAGGCTGGGGACGTCTGAAATCTAATGCTGGTTGGATTTCCTTAGACCACGTTACACGATTGTAAGGAGAAACATATGATACGTCTCACGCAGAAAGGTGATTTTTCGAAATTGAATCGTTATCTTGAACGAGTTAAAGAAGTTGTGAAAATTGGTGACCTCAATAAATACGGTCGTCAGGGTGTTGAAGCTCTTAAGGCAGCAACGCCAGTTGATTCTGGAGAAACGGCTAACTCATGGTATTACGAGATAAAACGTCAAAATGGAGTCGTGTCAATAGAGTTTAATAACTCTCATATTAATAAAGGAGTTCCTATAGCCATAATTCTCCAGTATGGTCATGGAACTAACAATGGAGGTTGGGTAGAAGGAAGAGATTATATTAATCCTGTTATCCAACCTTTATTTGACAAAATTGCAGAAGATGCCTGGAAGGAGGTTGTTAAGATATGAGCAAAGTGGTTGACGAACGAGTTGTAGAAATGCGGTTCGACAATGACAAATTTGAAAAGAATGTCAAAACAACAATGTCAACACTCGACAAGTTTAAAAAAAAATTGAAATTTTCGGGTGCGTCCAAAGGGTTTGAAGAAATAAATACTGCTGCTAACAAAGTTTCGTTCAATAAACTTGAACAAAGCATAAATGCGATACAGAATAGATTTTCTACAATGGGTATTGTTGGAATGCGTGTTATTGAAAATCTTACTGATAAAGCTATGATGTTCGTTTCAAAAATTCGTAGTTTCGTTACTGATGGAATCGTATCTGGCGGTATTCGAAGAGCTACAAATTTGGAAAATGCACAGTTTCAATTACAGGGGTTATTGAATGATGCTGAAGCTGTAGAAGCTGTTATGAAAAACGTAAACGATGCCGTTGATGGAACAGCGTATAGTTTGGATGCGGCAGCAACAGTTGCGTCTCAGTTAGCAGCTTCCGGCATGAAAGCAGGAGATGAAATGTTTTCGGCATTACGAGGTGTTGCTGGTGTAGCAGCAATGACAAACAGTAGTTACGAAGACATTGGTCGAATATATACACAGGTAGCCGGTCAGGGTAAATTGATGGGTGACCAGTTACTTCAGTTGTCTGGTAGAGGTATGAACGCAGCAGCGACATTGGCTAAGTATCTGAATAAGTCTGAAGCTGAAGTTCGTGAAATGACAAGCAAAGGCGAAATTGATTTTAAAACTTTTGCTGCTGCCATGGATGATGCGTTTGGGGAACATGCAAAAAAGGCAAACGATACGTTAACCGGTTCTATGGCAAACGTAAAGTCTGCTTTAGCCAGAATCGGTGCGGCGTTTGTAACCCCGTTGATAAAAACCAACGGTCCATTAGTACAGTTTTTTAATGCATTACGAGAAAAAGTTAATGACTTAAAAACTGCCGTATTACCTTTTGCTGAAACAACTACGACATGGTTATCCAAAATTATCGACAAAGGAACAGAACTTGTAAAAAAAATTGATTTACAGGGATGGATTGATAAGTTTAAAAAACTTGGACAGAACAATCCGTTTTCGGATTTAGCTAAGCGAATTGATGAGGTTACACAGCCAGCACAAAAAGCAGCTGAAGCGGTGCAGTACTTTAGTGATGTTGTTGATAAAGTTATAAACGGTGATTTTGGTAATGATGAAGCACGATTTAAAGCGCTGACCGAAGCCGGATATGATTGGGCCCATATACAGAATCTTGTAAATGAGAAGCTTGGTGATAGTACACGACACACCACTGATTTCAAAGAATCACAGGAAGATTTGAACAAAGAGCAGGCTACTACAATAGACCAGTTACTTGAAATGTCAGATGCACAGCTTACGGCAATTGGTTTTACTGATGACGAAGTAAAAGCTTTTCGAGAATTAGAAGAGCAGTCAAAGAAAACAGGTATTCCAATAAAAGATTTAATCGAAGATACGAGTAAACTTAGTTCGAAATCATTATTACTTGACTCTTTTCGGAATATCGGAGAAAGTATTGCTAAAGTGTTCAAAGCAATTGGTGAAGCTTGGAAAGAAACTTTTGATGGCGACAACGTCAATATTTTATATGACATCGTGGCTGGTTTTCATAAAGTGACAACTTGGATGAGCATATCTGATGAAGATGCTGATAAGTTAAAACGAACATTTAAAGGCTTGTTTGCGTTATTAGATATAGTATCGACTCTTGTCGGTGGTGGATTAAAATTAGCTTTTAAGGTTTTAGCAGCTATACTTGATGCTTTTGACATAAGCGTTTTGGATTTGACTGCTGGAATCGGGGATTTGCTGGTAAAATTCAGAGACTTTTTATTTAGCAATGATTTGATTACAAAAGGTTTTGATAAACTGGCTTCTGGGGTCAAAATGGTTATCGGAGCAATCAAAGATTTGATTGATGCGTTTCTTGGAATACCAAAAGTGCAGGAAGCAATTGAGAATCTTAAGAATATTGACCTAACTGAAGTTGGCAAAAATATTTTAGCCGGTCTGAAGAATGGTTTGGAAGGTGGTATTACTTCTATACCAAAGATTTTGGTTAAGATTGGACAAGGTATCATTACCGCTATTAAAGGTGTTCTTGGTATTCATTCCCCATCGACAGTTATGACTGAAATTGGCGAGTATACAATGGAAGGATATCATAACGGATTAACAAATGGTCTTAGCGGTATATGGGAGTTTATAAAAGGTCTTGGTGCTAGTATTATTCAATGGTTCCAGGATATGGACTGGGGTAAAGTTATAGCGCTAAGCATAAGTTCTATATTGCTCGTTATGGTAAAGAATCTTTCCAAGTCAATCATGAACGTTACAGAACTGTTCTCTGGAGCCGGTTCGGTATTGGAAGGAGTAGGTTCTGTACTTTCAAGTGTTAGTACCGTCATATCAAAAGCCGCTAAACCAATTGCTAAAATTCTTAAAAATGTTGCTAAAGTAGTTAAATCATTCTCTAAGCTATTAAATGCACAGGCTTTTAAGTTAAGGGCTGAAGGAGTAAAAGAACTTGCATTATCATTGTTAGCATTGGCTGGAGCAGTATATATACTTGCTCAGTTAGATACCGGTAAATTATGGAGCTCTGTTGGAGCATTAATGGTATTATCATTAGTGTTAGCGGCATTAGCAATTGGTGTAAGTAAGATGTCAGAATCATCAATATCTATTGGTAAACATAGTATAAATGTCAAAGGCATAAAAACTTGTCTTCTTTCTATCGGTGTAGCCCTTTTATTAATGGCAGCAACTGTAAAAATAATTGGTTCGATGGATCCAGACCAGTGTACACAAGGATTTGTAGGCTTAGCAGCTATGGTTGGTGCTATTGTATTAGTTGTAGCAGCATTTGGAAAACTTGTTGACGAGAAACAGGCTGAGAACATTGATAAAGTCGGTAAAATGATGAAGAAAATGTCTGTATCGATGTTGATTATGGCTATCGTTGCAAAACTCATTGGTTCGATGGACCCCGACCAGTGCACACAAGGATTCGTGGGCTTAGCGGCTATGGCGGGTGTTATGACTTTAATGATACTTGCATTTGGAAAACTTGTTGATGAGAAAAAAGCTGCAAATATTGATAAGGTCGGCAAAATGCTACTTGAACTTTCTGCGGCGATGATTCTTATGGCGGTTGTTGTGAAAATTGCAGGGGCTTTTAGTACCGAAGAAATGATAAAAGGAGCCGGTTTTGCAGTTGCTTTTTTGGGATTTCTTGCGCTTGTAATGCTAATTTCTAAAATTGATGGAAAAGAAATGACAAAAGTCGGAACCAATTTGTTGAAAATTAGTTTCGCTATGCTATTACTCGCTGGCGTTGTTAAAGTTGTAGGTATGTTATCACCTCAGGAAATGGTAAAAGGCGGTATATTTGCAGTTGCCTTTATAGCGTTTTTAGCAGCACTTATGGCAGTTACAAATTTATTTGGCGGCGGTAAACTTGAAAAAGTTGGAACATCTATTCTGGCAATATCTGTAGCTATTGGTATTATGGCTGGTGTATGTATTCTTTTAGGAATGATTGATATTGCCAATTTAGCAAAAGGTGTTATTGCAGTTGGAATACTTGGTGCAATGCTGGCGCTAATGATACGTGCGACGAAAGACGCAAAACAGTGTATGGGTAATATTATTGCTATGGGTGTGGTTATAGCTATTATGGCTACGGCAGTAGCGGCGTTATCATTTATTGCACCGGAAAAACTTGTTGCTCCAGTGGCAGCATTATCTATATTAATGGGAATGTTTGCAATTGTTGAAAAAGCTGGAAGTAATATTCAAAAATCAACAGGCACGATGGTTGCCATGTCAGTTATAATTGGAATACTGTCGGCTGTGTTATGTATATTAGCAACACTGCCATCTGATAGTGTTATAGCATCAGCAGCGTCTATTGCGTTGGTGATGGGAAGTCTTGCAGTAGCATTAAAAATCATAAGTAGTTGTAAAAAAGTAGCTACATCAGCAATGATAGCACTTGGTATATTAACATTTATAGTTGGTATATTAGGTGTTATTTTATACGCTTTAGGACAGATTGATGCTACATCAACATTAGCGAATGCTGCTGCATTATCTTTGCTTATTACTTCTTTGTCAGCATCTTTGGCTATAATTAGCAAAGTTCCAGTGGCAGGAGCAATACAGGGTGCGGTTGGATTAGCGGCATTTATTGGTATCATGGCTGCTGTATTAGCGGTACTTGGAGGGCTTGCTCAAATACCTGGTCTTCAGGATATAATTGCTGATGGTGGAGAACTACTTGCAACCATCGGATATGCACTCGGTAAGTTCGTTGGAAGTATTGTTGGCGGATTTACTGCTGGGGTGTCATCTGGATTACCAGAAATAGGTACAAATTTATCTTCATTCATGTTGAATGTAACACCGTTTCTTGTTGGTATGAACATGGTTGACGGTGACAATTTGCTTAAGGGCGTTGGAGCATTGACGGCTGCTGTTATTATGCTTACTGCGGCTGAATTAATATCAGCCATTGCATCCTTTATATCTAAAGGTTCATCATTTGCTGATTTGGGAAAAGAGTTATCGTCATTTATGCTGAATGCTACACCATTTATAGTCGGGGCATCTATGCTGACCGAAGATATGATGAATGGTGTAAAAATATTAGCCGAAACAATACTTATTCTTACAGCGGCAGATGTTCTTAACGGTGTAACTTCGTGGTTAACCGGTGGTTCTTCACTTACTGAATTTGCGCAGCAGTTAATTCCTTTTGGAGTTGCATTGTCTGCGTTCTCGGCTGTAGTATCCGGTAATGTTGATGAGGAAGCTGTTTCTGCCGCCGCCAATTGTGGAAAGTTATTGACTGAAATGGCAGACTCAATACCAAATAGCGGTGGACTTGCTGGATTCTTCGCAGGTGAGAATGACATTGACGATTTTGCAAAGAAATTGATTCCATTTGGTGTTGCAATTGTGATATTCTCGTCGATTGTATCAGGTCACGTTGACGAAGAGGCAGTGAGAGCTGCCGCTAATGCCGGTCAGATGATGTCTGATATGGCAGATACGATTCCAAATTCAGGTGGTTTAGTTGAATTTTTTACTGGTGGAAACGATATCGACGACTTTGGACGAAAGATGCTTTCTTTTGGTAAGAGCATTGCAATATTTTCAACAGTTGTATCTGGTCATGTTAGCGAAGAAGCTGTTGCCGCAGCGGCAAACGCTGGTCAAATGATGGTTGATTTGTCAGATACAATTCCAAACTCTGGTGGTTTAGTTGAATTTTTTACTGGCGGAAATGATATCGACGACTTTGGCAAAAAAATTGCAGTCTTCGGATTGTCATTATGTAGATTTTCAGAATGCGTTAAAGATATAAGTTCGGATGATGTTACTACTGCCAAAAACTGTGGCGATATGATGGTCGAACTCAACAATGCAATTCCAGAAACCGGAGGTATTAAGAGTTTATGGTCTGGAGAGAGTAACCTTGCATCCTTTGGGTCAAATATTGCTGCATTTGGAACTGCAATGGCAAGTTTCTCTGAAAGCGTATCTGGCAATATAGACGAGGATGCAGCACAGTCTGCAATCAACGTTGCCATGAAATTAAATGATTTGGCACCTACGTTACAGGATACAGACTATAGCGGATATAGTCTTCTGAATAAAGCAATGGCTGACGACATCAGCAAATTTGCTATGTCACTTGTGCTATTCTCAAACTCGTTAGAGCAGAATCTTGATTCGGATGCAATCACATCAGCAACAGATGCGTGTATGTCCTTTGTTGACATGACAAATGAAGTCGCAAATGTCGATTTCGACGTATTAAGTAATTTCGCTGATACATTAAACGATTTGGCTGATGATATGTCCAGTATCGACGTAAGTGGTATGTCAACTTTTGGAGAAAAGCTTGGCGAGATTGGGGCGACTGGAGTTGATAAACTTATCAATGCGTTTAAAGAAGCTGGTCCAAAAGCATCCGAAGCCGGAAAAGCAATAATCCAGGGACTTGGTACTGGGGTCAAACAGGCTAGTGGATTATTTGTTAATTCAGTAAAAGGTATTGTTACCCAGTTTGTTTCCACACTACGGTCTGCACAAGGCGAATTTATGGCTAGTGGTTCTACAATGATGACCAATCTTACTATGGGTATCATGTCAAAGAAATCTACAGTAGAGAACGGTATTAAATCAACGGTCGAAGCAGCAAGTAATTCCGCTAGAGAATATTATACGCTGTTTTCTAGTGCTGGTGCATTTCTTGTTAGTGGTTTCGCAAAGGGAATCGATGATAATAGGGATGTTGCAAAGAAAGCGGCAAAAGCGATGGCTCAGTCAGCATACAATGCTGCTAAGAAAGAACTTGATATAAATTCTCCATCCAAAAAGTTCGAATATCTTGCGCAGTTTGTTCCGTCAGGATTTGCAAATGGAATTGTTAAGTACGGCGACGTTGTATCTGACGCTACGGCGCATATGGGCAGACTTGCTATGTCTGGTGCTGAAAAGACATTATCTGACATGACAAGTATTATCAACGACGATATTGATGCCCAGCCAACGATTCGACCAGTTCTCGATTTGACAAACGTCAAGAAAGAGGCGGGTTATATCAGCGGATTATTCAATAGCAGTGCGTCAGTAGGGGTAGATGCCGAACTCAGTTCAATATCTACAATGATGAATCGTAACCGTCAAAATGGAACAAACGACGATGTCGTCGGTGCTATAAACAAGCTTCGCAAAGATGTTAACGGAATCAGTAAGCCAACTTATAATGTTGGTAATGTTACGTACGATGACGGAAGTAACGTGAGTGATGCTGTAGAAACACTTATAAGAGCAATTGTAGTAGATGGGAGGTCGTAGGAATGCCTGAAGCATATAATTTATCCATCAAACGACAAAGTGGCGATGGTGGAAGTCATTATGCAACATGGGAGTTTAATGAAATGACCGATATTACGGTTACAACCGGAACAGGTATAACTATCGGCTCCCTTGTTACAATTAAATCCGGAGCTACCTATTATAATGGTACTCATATACCAAATTGGGTTATGGCAGACCAGTGGTATGTATCATCTATGAGTGGAGATAGAGTTGTTCTTGGACGAAACCCAAGTGGGACTCATAACATTCGAAGCCCAATCAATATTGCATACTTGAATGGTGGCTCAACCACAACTACAACCCAGTCTTTAAATACTTTAGATCATTATGCCGTTTACTGGTACTACGATACTGGTGACGGCATTTGGTTTAAGGGAAGTTCTGGAGATACAAATGATAAGATATCAATGTATAGTGCTCCAAGTAATGCCATTCGTATTAAATGTACCGTTTTACCTATTGCCAAAACACGTCAGGTTAACGGTACTGATATGGCATACTGGGTTAGTGGAGGAACAACAGTCGAGTATTCTATTGATGCTGACCCACCGGAGAACATTGCAACTCCATCTGTAGAAATTGACAAGTACAAACTTACAGCAACTATTGAAAATATCTCAGACCCAAGAACTGACGAGGTCAAGTTTGAGATATATAACGGTGTTCAGTTGGTGAATACTGGAGTTGTAACAGTATTAACTTGTCGTGCTACTTATACTTGTAATGTTGCTGCCGGTGGAGAGTATCGAGTTCGTGCTGCGGCTATTAATATTAATAGCGGGTATGGAATTAGTAAAAACGGAATTGATAATCGAACGAGAATCTATGGTAAATGGTCAGATTTCTCGTCTGTTATAAAATCAATTCCAGCAACACCAGCAGGAATAACGGTTTGTAAAGCAAGTTCAAAAACGTCTGTTCATTTGGAATGGTCACCAGTAGCAAGTGCTACCAGTTATGACATTGAATACACTACGAAGAAAGAGTATTTCGATGGTTCTGACCAGACAACTACAGTAACTGGAATAGAATTCACACATTACGAAAAGACAGGATTAGAAACCGGTAATCAATACTTCTTCCGAGTTAGAGCTGTTAATGAAAAAGGTGAATCCGGTTGGTCGGGCATTTCTGCTGTAATTCTTGGAAAAGACCCAGCAGCACCTACCACATGGTCATCAACGACTACAGCAATTACCGGAGAGCCGTTGACTTTGTATTGGGTTCATAATTCTGAAGATGGTTCTAGTCAGACATATGCGCAGTTAGAGATAACTGTTAATGGAAAGAAATCATCTTATACAATTAAGAATACAGATAATGAAGATACAAAGGATAAGACCAGTTCCTATCCAATTGATACTTCAAAGTACACGGAGGGAACCACGATAAAGTGGCGTGTTAGAACAGCTGGAGTAACAAACACGTATGGTAAATGGTCAATTGTTCGTACAATAGACATTTATGCCCCAGCAACGTTATCGTTAGCAATGAATGATTCCGATGGAGCAGCTATTGATGTACTGACAGGTTTCCCGTTCTATGTAACTGCGTTGGCTGGACCGAAGACACAGTCACCGTTAAGTTACCATCTTACAATCCTATCAAATCAGGTTTATCAGACAATTGACCAGGTTGGAACCGTCAAAATGGTTAATCAAGGCGAAGAAGTGTATTCTAAGTATTTCGATACTACGGAATCTTTAGTAGCCGAAATCTCAGCAAGCAGTATAGATTTGAAAAATGGTATGAGTTATATCATGAAGTGTGTTGTAGCTATGAATTCTGGACTAACCGCAGAAGCGTCATTAACTTTTTCGGTTAGCTGGACAGAAACAACATACGAGCCAAACGCTGAGATAGGAATAGACCCGGCAACATACTCAGCTTATATCAGACCATATTGTTTAGGCTCTGATGGTTTATTGGCTTCTGGTGTAAAGCTTGCTGTTTATCGTCGAGAATTTGATGGTAAATTTGTTGAAATTGGTTCTGAAATTGAGAACGGAAGAAATGTTCATGTTACTGACCCACATCCAGCATTAGATTATGCTCGATACAGAATTGTTGCCACAGAAGAGGCAACCGGTGCAGTTAGTTACTATGACCCACCAGGCTATCCTATTCTTGGTAGTGAAATTGTGGTGCAGTGGGATGAAGAATGGTCAGTATTTGATACGTCAAATAGTGATGAAATGGAAGAGCCGGCTTGGGCTGGTTCGTTACTAACTCTTCCTTATAATATAGATATCTCAGATAGTAATTCTCCGGACGTCGAACTAATCGAATACGAGGGGCGTTCTAATCCGGTTAGCTATTATGGAACCCAAAAAGGATTCACTTCAACTTGGAATGTAGATGTTGTAAAAACAGATAAAGATACTTTATACGCTTTACGACGTTTACAGCAGTGGATGGGTGATGTCTACGTTAGAGAACCATCAGGAAGTGGTTACTGGGCAAACATCAAAGTTTCATTTAGTCGTAAGCATGGCGAGTTGGTAATGCCGGTAACATTAAATGTCACAAGAGTGGAAGGAGAGATGTAATATGCCAGATTGGACTAAATCAATGGAACAAACATTTGAGTATTACATTGTTGACCCTTCCACCTGGAGGGACAAAGTAAAGCTCGACAACGTAAAAAAAGCATCTGTAGTAAGGGATTCAACAGTTGATACTTTGGGGTCCGCTTCATTTACCATGATGAATACAGTTGGCGAATGTTATGTTCGTGAGTATTTAGTTGTAAAGCAGAATGGACTTAAGGAACGAATTCCTTTGGGGACGCATCTTATTCAGACACCATCGTCAGAATTTGATGGTAAAGTTCGAAGTGCAACCATAGATGCTTATACACCGTTGTTGGAATTGAAGGAAAATCCGCCGCCTTTGGGCTATGCGTCTTTAGCTGGCGAAAACATAACTCAGAGTGCAGAGATGATTGCTCGTGAACACGCAAGAGCACCAATTGTCGGAGCAGATAGCTCAGAGAAACTTTATACTGACTTCGTAGCAAATTCGGATGATTCATGGCTGACGTACGTACGCGATTTACTTACAAATGCCAATTATGAATTAGAACTTGACGAAATGGGACGTATATTGTTTGCTCCACAGCAGGATATTGCCTCATTACAACCAGTGATGACATATTCCGATGATAATAGCTCATTGTTGTATCCTGAGATAACTACAAAACATGATTTGTATGGCGTGCCTAATGTTGTGGAAGTAGTATATTCAAAAACTGGCAGCTATTATTATGCGCGAGTCGTAAATGACGATGTTAATAGTCCTACATCAACAGTTAATCGTGGGCGTGAAATCATCAAACGAGTAACCGACTTAGGATTACCAGGAGAACCTACAGAAGCACAAGTTAAAGAGTATGCGGAATTGTTACTTCGAAACTTGTCTTCGATAGAGTACACGGCATCGTATACGCATGGTTATTGTGGAACACGAGTTGGTGATTGTGTTCGTTTGAATTATGAACGAGCAGGTCTTGTGGACATAAAAGCAAAAATCGTAAGCCAGACAATTAAATGCGAACCAGGATGTCCGGTAAGTGAGCAGGCTGTTTATACAGTAAAGTTATGGAGGTGATGGTATGGGCTTGTCTTCGGAATTAGCGTCTCAGTTTGCTAAAATAGTAAATCAGACGAATACTAATGATTCGAAAGAAACGACAGTTTATGGCACTGCCGTTAAATTCAACGGGAAAATGTACGTAAAGATTGATGGCTCGGACAGAATGACCCCTATTACATCAACTGTAGATGTACGAGAGGGCGAGCGTGTTACTGTCCTTATTAAGAATCATCAGGCGGTTGCAACCGGTAATACATCTTCTCCAGCTGCACGAACGGATGATGTAAAAGACAATACGCAAAAGATAGAAGATGCCAGTAAGCAGATAACTGAGCTTGGAACTCTTGTCGCCGATAAAGCAAGCATTAAAGAGTTAGAAGCTGATGAGGCTAGAATTAAGGACTTAGAGGCTGCCAATGTAACAATAACTGGCGAGTTAACAGCACAGAGAGCTAGTATTAGTAACTTAACGGCTGATAATGTAAATATTAATAAGTCATTGACCGCTGCTAATGCATCTATTGAGAATTTAAAAACAAACAAATTGGATGTTGAAGTTGCTGATTTGAAGTTTGCGACGATTGATTCATTAAAGGCTACAAATGTTAGTGTTAGACAGTTGACTTCCGACTTCGGTGATTTCAAAAAGTTAAGCACAGAATCATTTAATGCAAATAATGCTGCCATCAAATCGTTACAGACGGATAAGCTCAATACAAAAGATGCGGAAGTTACTTATGCGAACATAGACTTTGCTAATATTGGTGATGCTGCTATTGAGAAGTTTTATGCAAAATCTGGTATCATCAAAGATTTGGTTATTGGAAATGAGACTGTCACCGGAGAATTGGTGGGTATTACAATCACTGGTGATTTGATAAAAGCCAATACAATAGTCGCTGATAAGTTTGTTCTGAAAGGTCAAAATGGATTATTTTACCGTATAAATACTGATGGAATAACAGTTGAGACCGAGCAGACAGATGAAAATTCACTGAATGGAAAAGTGATACTGGCTAAGTCAATCACAGCAGATAAGGTAAAAGTTACGGATTTGGTTGCGTTTGGAGCGACCATTGCTGGATTTAACATCAACGATACCTCTATATATTCCGGAGTAAAAGAGTCTGTCAATAACAACACGAGAGGTGTTTACCTGGATAAAGACGGACAGATTGCATTCGGTGATAGTAATAATTATGTGAAATACTACAAGGATACAGATAATACTTACAAACTTAAGATTTCTGCTGGTAGTATTATTATGAGTGCAACCGGTAAGACCGTGGAGGATGCTATTAACGGCGTTGAGACGAAACTCGATGAATTGGATGTTCCGGATGACTTGGTCACAAAAGCCGACCTGATAGACGATATCAATTCTGAGTTGAAAATTGATGGTAAGAGCATATCGCTTACAACAGGACATTTTGTGATTAATTCAAAGAATTTTAGTTTGGATGCGGCAGGTAATGCATCGTTCTCTGGAACAATCAAAGGTTCAGCTGGTGAATTTACGAAAGGTTTTTTTGTAGATATACCAACTGAATATGGTTCATATAATTCATCCTGGAGAATCTCTATGAGCAATAACGATTGTTTTTTTGGCTGGTATCACAGTGGATTGGGAGAAGATGGTGGCGAAGATGATGGAGAAGCAAATAGCATGTCAAGTATTTTTATGCATGAAGGTAAATTTGTACTTCGTGCAGCTACCATACGTTTAGATAGCGATTCAAATGTTGGTGATGTGAGCATATATGGTAATTCGATAACAATTGGTGGTGCAACTACAATTGAAAACAAATTGACTGTGAAAAATAATGTAAACGCCACAGGATACACGGTTACAGCTACGAATATAACAGTAAAATCACAATTAACTGTTAGCGGAAATAGTTATTTTGGTGGCTCCGGTACTTTTGGCGGCGGTCTTAGTGTACCATGTATCGAAATGATATATTCGACCCCATATATAGATTTCCATTATAACAAGTCAAAAGCTGATTATACGAGCCGCTTTATCGATTATGGAGGAAACTTCACTTATTGTACAAACAGCGGAATTCATCAATTCTGCAATATCGACGGTAGTCAAGTAGCAAGGATTCAATCTAACGGTACTTTTGGTGCCGCTACCGGAGGAACAGCTATTGTCGGAAGTGCTATATATTGTCAAACAACATGGATCGGTGGAGCGTATACAGCAGTATATGGGGCTTCATTTACGAACCCTTCATCACGATTGGTTAAGGAAAACATTGCTGATATGACAGACGATGAAGCTATGAAAATTCTTCAATTAACGCCAGTCGATTTCGATTACATCGAAGCATACGGTGGTGAAAAGAATCAACATGGACTCATTGCAGAAGACACCATTGACATTATACCGTCTTGCGTTACTGTCCCTGATGGATATTCAGAAGATGCTTTTGATATAGACAATGGAATTAGAAACGAAGTATTAGCAATTGATTACTCAAAACTCGTGCCTTATTTGGTCAAAATGATTCAAATACAGCAGAAACAAATAGATAAATTATTATCTACGCAACAGAAAGGAGAATGAACATGAAGAAATTAAAAGTAACAGTCGGTGAATTATATAACATCGAACAGTCAATTTTAGCAGCAGACGTTATGAAGATGATGTTTTCTCGTAAGGGAAGTCTTTGCTTACTTAGAAATATGAAGAAAATGGAATCTGAGCTGGAGGAATTCAAATCCAAGAGAACAGAACTCATCAAAGAATATTCTAATGGTAACGACAGCATTAGCCCGGAATCAGAACGTTGGAGCGAATTTGTTACAGCATACAATGAATTAGCATCTGTGGAAGCATCTGTAGAAATCAACACGATTGCGATTGATGATTTACCGGAACAGATAACTCCAGTTGTTTGTGGCTTATTAGAGTGTATGATTGATGATTCAGAAGAAGAGAAGGAGGATTAATTATGTTTGATATTACATCATTATTTTCAAAATACTTTGTGTTAGTTGTGTTTGTGGCTTGCGGAATTCTTGGATATGTGATTAAGCACGCAACATTCCTGAAAAAGATTCCGAATGACGACATTCCGGTAATTCTTGCAATTGTCGGTCTTATCCTGAATTTGTTCGTAAGTGGATTCTCACTCGAAGCAGGTGTTTGGGGTTCATTAATGGGTTTGGCATCTACAGGAATGCATCAGGCTATTTCACGATTTATAGACAGTTATTGGCAGAATAAAACAGAATGAGGGATGACTTATGGACAATGTTCAGTTCTTGGGGTATCTGATTAGTGCAATCATAACTCTTGGTGGCTTTATAGCTGTCATTATGAAGTTTATTCAGCCAATAAATGATTTGAGGATAGTCATTCAGAAATTGAACGATACAATTGATGCACTCAAAGAGGATAACCTTTCTCAGAATAAACGAATCGAAAAACATGGAGTACAGATTGATGACTTAAATAATCGAGTTGGTAGAATTGAAACCAAAATCGACATGCATCAGGAGTAGTCTACATAAGGGGGTGATAATAACATCCCCTTTTCTTTTTCGCATAATTTACAATTACTTTAATGAGAAAAAGGTAACTATTAGATGACTAATGGCTATGGGTTTGTATTACCTATCCAGGTGGGAGGCATGAAATAGGGCTGACAGTTTGATAGCAATATACACTTTTTCTTTTATTTTTGCTTATTATAATATAGAAGAAAGGGATACCATTGTGTAGTACCCCTTAAAATTTGAAACGTTGTAATAAAACGTGCATTGTAGCAGTTTATTTGACACTTATTTGACCATTTACGTCATGTAAAATGCCGGAAACCAGCTATTTACTGGACTTATAAATCTCAATCAGCTTCCGTAGAGGAAGCAGCAAAAGCTGGTAAGTTCTAAGAAAGTGCGTAAAATCAACACTTTTAAGAGTATTAAGATGTGGTAAAAAGTAGTTGAAATCGTGCCGTTTGACAACTGTTTGACACTTATTTGACAACCACGTTTGACAACCAGATGGTAATTTATTAGGGAGCTTTTCTTTTGATTAAGAGAGCTCCCTTTTATTGCATTTTTTCCAGGTCTTTTTTTAGCCATTCTACATCACGAACCGTATAGACCGATTCCGTTATATCCTTAATCGAGTGACCGACCATTTGCTTCAGAGCATTTATATCAACATCCGCCTTCTTACATCTGGTTATAAACGTTTTTCGTGGATCATGTGGTCGATGCTCCTTATTTAATTCGAGCGACTCAATTACCTTGGTGAATCTGTAACTGTATTTATCGTATGTCATAGTCATGGATGAAGAGTGTGTTATTCCGACATCATTCAAGAGATATACGCTTTAGTTGACCAGTCTTATAAAGATTATCAGAGAAAGCTTAAAGAACTGTATGGTAAAGAAGCTCATGAAAAGATTATGGATGCTTTAAATGTTAAAAAAAGCGGAAGAACGGTATATATACGGTTCATATATGTTTGGCGAATGCAGCACCTATATCGACGAACCAATACCGAAGACATTATTTTATGAGCCATATTCAGACAGATTCTTCGAATCCACAATAGTAGACGTAATGCAGGCTGAATACAGAAATATATGCCAGAACTGAAAATGTTCGATTAAAAATGCCAAGTAATTTTAACTTTCGTGTGCAATGTTAATACATTGTATTGACAAAGGCAAAAATGGAGAATATAATAATATTAAGAAAGGAGTGATATATATGGCAAATACAAATGTAACAATGAGAATTGATGAAACGTTAAAGGCTCAATTGCAAGAACTTATGTCCAGTCTTGGACTTGATATGACTACTTTCTTTACTATGGCTGCGAAACAGGCAGTAAGGGAGCAAGCATTACCATTTAAGCCTGATATGAATACTGGAATTTATGGATTACAAGCATATAAGTTAGCAATGCAGAACACAAATTATAATAAAGAAGGCAAAGCTGTCATATCATCTGCTGACGAATGGAATGATGAATCTGAATGGGATGATATGTTTGAACAAATGAAAAAGGAGAAAGGTGTTAAATAGTGAACAAAGGTGAAGTGTGGTTTGTGGAATTTCCTTTAGAGGAAGATGAAAGCAAATCAATAAATAGACCAGTTGTTGTACTTGATGAAAATATTCTTGGTGTATTATCAGTTAAAATCACCAAACACAAAGCAAGGAAAGAAGATCCTTATGATACACCAATTATTTATTGGGAGGAAGCTGGTTTAAGATTGGCTTCTACTGCAAGAGTATCAAAAGTAACACTTCTTACAAAAGACAGTTTTATTTTTAAAATAGGTGATTTGCACCATGAAGATTTGAAGAAAATTGAAGAGATGTATAAGAAATTTTTAAGAGATAATGGTGCTATATAGAGTTATATAGTGCCATTTCTTAAAATTCGACTTTTATCCTGTTTAGAAATGAAGTAGAGGAATTAGTTGGAACAGTTGTTGTAATAAGCCAATGAATGAATGATTTACTTGGAAAATTAGAAGAGACAATATGAAGTATCAGAGGTTTAGCATTGCTAAGTATAAATGAAAAGATATTATATATTCATCATGCTAACATTGATAATTCGTATGATGAACGATGGGCAAAAATTTATATTCCAAATATGAAAAATATCCAAGGAAAAGCCGGATTATTTGGTGGAAAGTTTTCTTTCAAGTATGAAGGACAAGAATATAAATTTAAACTACCATCAAAGGCCGGAAAATTTGTGGATTTTTTTGTAAAGTAAAAGTATGAGGATAACAGGATGAAAAACTTACAAAAGTATCTAATGATTTTGGGAACGATAATGTTAAGTATTGGGATTAGTGCGTGCTCTAAACAACCAGACTTCGATGCCAAATCTTACGTCCAAAGTTCTCTTGATGCATACTATCATGGAGAATATAAGGACTATGCGAATCTGTTAAAACTTTCGGAAAAAGATGCAAAGAAAGAAATCGAAGAGGATTTTAATGAGAGCATCCAAAAGCAATTTGATGATTCCGATAACATTACGGATAAAGGAATTGCTGATTATACGGAAAAACTGACAGAAGTAAAGAAACTGGCAAAATACAAAGTACAGGATGTGAAAGAAGAGGATGGAGTTTATACAGTAAGTGTACAAGTTGAACCATCCAATGTATTTCAGACATTGCAACAAAGCTCTACAGAGGTAAGCAATGAAAAAATAAAGCAGGGATTGGATGGAAATGATCCGGAAGTCTT